GATTGGCTGTGCCGTTGTACGCAATCCCCAGGGCCAGCGCTCCACCGTGGGGAGCACCGCCTTCCTTGGTCAACGTGGCCGCGTTGACGACCGTCCATGCCCCTACCCCCACCGCTTCCATATCCCCGTCCGTCAGTAGCTCCGGATTGCCCGTCACGGTCCAGTTTTGCAGCACTGCGCTGTAGGTCAGCCGGTTCGTCCTGCTATCCTCGACCGCCCACCGCTGGATCGTCCCGTCGTATCGGTACGCAGCCCTGCCTCCGGGCCAGCACAGCGCCGTGGTGGCCGCAGTGGCGAAGCACCTGGACGCGCCAGACTGCGTCCAGCTCGTGTCCGCGTAGGCCGCATGCGTGGACACCAGGGGCGCGGCGTAGGTGCCGCAGAAGGCCACATGGTTGGCCAGTTGCGCCGCTGCGTCGGCGCCCACGGCGTAGTCGATCCGGAATCGGGAGAGGCCGCCGGAGAGGTACGTCCCCGAGTAGGCTCCACCGATAGCAAGGTTGTCGGTGCCTGCCATGCTCCCGCCGCCGCTGCCGTCGGCAGTGGCCATGAGCACGCCGTTTTTATGCACCCTGCTGTTGTTGGCGGCCGTGAGATCGACGGCCCACGACATGCAACCGCGCCCGTGCCCGCGTGTAGTAGCAAGCGACTTCGTCCCGCCACTACCGTACACAGTCAGAGTCACGGCGTTGGCTGCGCTGCGATACAGGATGAAACCTTTGGTGCCCGCGGAGCCCCAATAAATGATCCTGTCTCCCGTGCCCGCCACCAGGTAGTCATCATCAGAGGCGATGTAGCTGATGGTGATGGCAGTAGTGGCGGCAAGCGCCTTCGTTGCCGCCCGGTAGTTTCCCGTCCCGTCGAATTCAGCCCCGGTCTCCGACGTGAACGACACGCCCGTCCCCGACGCTGCCGGGATGCCGGTCACGACGCCGGTGCGGATCACACCGTTGGCGGTGAGGTTGTACCCCACCGTCCCGAGGTCCGTGCCCGCAGTGCCTGGCCTCCAGCAGTGCTCAGGCGTGCCCAGCGTCCCGAGCGTCCCGCAGTCCTGCCCCGCGCCCGTACCGCGCTCGGGCAGGCGCCCGATGTCGCGACTGGCAAGGAGGGATAGGACGGAGATGGGCGTGTATGACGAGGGCACAGGCGTCAGCGCCATGCGCCCGCCGATGACAGCGATTGCGGCCGAGGCGATCACGAGCGCCACCGCCGCGATCCCTGTACGTGTGGCGCGGCGTCGGTTGGCGGATGGGCTCATGCGTGCACCTCAGTCGTCGTTGTCGGCGTGGATAGTGAAGGTGATGCCCTGGTTGGCCACGAGCCCAGCCACGTAGACGCGCCCCAGCGTGGCCTGCCTGGGGATCTGCACGTGCAAGGTGTTGCCCACGTCCGTTTCCAGGGCGGCTATGGCCGCGAGAAACGGCGTGCTGCCAGACACGAGCATGCCAGCGGTGTAGCACCACGCGGCCGCGTCTGGGTCCCACACCTCGAGCGCGAAGATCCCGGCCACGGTTGCAGCCGCGGTACCCGTTGGGATAGCAACGATGGAGACGTACCGGCACGGGCGGTTGTCCGTGGCGAGCTTGCGCAGGTAGAACATCGCCGAGGTGGCATCGGTGCCCAGGGCATCGCTCCCGAGCGGCGCAGCGTAGGTGATGGGCAGCGGGCCCGGTGTGCCCGCGAGGGTGCCATCCACGGTGGTCAGGCCCCTGTCTCGGATGGTGCGCTTGATCGTGCTCATGGGTGTGCTCTCCTACGGGCTCGCGTCCGTGGTAGCGTCCGCGTTGTACGCGGCAAGCTCGGTCGCATCCAGCGTGCCGAGCGGGTGCTTCGGGTCGCCGGACATGTTGGAATCGGGGCCGCCGATGCTCCACCAGACGAGTCCGCCCGAGATGATGAGCAGGGACGCGATGCCGCCGATCACACCGACGCGCCGCGAGCGTCTCGATTTCTGTGAAAGGACCATGGGTCACCTCTAGGTGTCGCGCTCGACCTCGTAGTGGAGCACGGAGCCGGCGGCGGCACTGGGGACGTGGAGGAAAAACCGCGTCGCGCCCTGGGGCTTGTCGATCTTGAAGCTCTCGGACTTGAGCCCGGTCGTGTCGGCCAGGATCTCGGAGCGAAGCGAGAACGTGATGTACGCGCACTGGCGCCAGCACGCGGCATCCCTCATCCAGAAGGTGGGCCACGCCTTGAGGCTCGCCGCGCCCTCGTCGTCGTCGGCGGCGTTGCGGACGGTGCCGGTGATGTTGAGGTAGCGGCACCCCTTCACGCCGTCCTCGTTGATCTTCGTGCCCTCGGTGACCAGAGTCGGCAGCGTGGTCGCAGCGTTGACGCTGGTGTCGATGATGGGATCTTCCGCTCGGTAGTCTTCTCTCTCAATGGTCATGATCTTGCTCCTATCGCACGGGCACTGCCCGGTGCTTGTTGGGGGTGCGCCAGATGTCGTACCCGTGGACAACCTGCATTTCTACTGCGGGGCCACCGCGCCAGACACGCGCGAATTTCGTCACGTCTGATCCCACGCGCATGTACACGCACAGCTCGTCTGAGGCGATGATGTATCCGGTATCTGGCCCGCTGAATATGCCCAACGCTTCGCCCGTCATGGTCCCCAGACGATGCAAAAAATAGTCGGGCGTGTCGAAGGCCCCGACCCAGACGAGACCGGCGGACAGAGATAGAGATACGCCGTCCCTGGTCGCCCCGAGAGTCGCTGTCCACAGACGCGTCCCGGTCACCATGTCGAATGCGTGAACCGCGCCCGTCAACCCTGCCTCTGGCTCCGCAACGTCGGTAGCGAGGTACACCCGATCCCCGTCGCATGCGATGGCGTTGTGGCCGGAGGCGCCACCTGTCCACAGCGTCGTCAGGTTCACATCGAAGATCACCGTGCTTGGGCTCACGTCGATCTTGTATGCGGCGATGTGCGCCTCTGCGATGGCAGTCGTGTGCACGACGTAAAGCACGTTGCCATGCAAACAATACTTGATGTCGGTCGAGCCCGTCAGATCCACCTGGCTCACGGATGCCATCACGGGCGCGGCGGGGGGCGTCGGCACGCTGACAGACAGGATCTCGATCACGTCGTTTGTGGTGGCGTCGATCACGGCCACCATGCGTCCGTTGCATGCGAGGCGCACGGGCGAGTCAACGTCGGGCGTGACTGGATCATACGTCAGAAGCAGCGTGCCTGTGTCCGCGTCGAGCACCTGCACACCAGCCACGCCGGAGTCTCCCACGTAGACATAGCGCCCGTCACAGGCGACGCACAGGATGCTCGTGGTCGCGGTGTGCGTCCAAAGGGCGGTGCCGGGCGCGTCGGGGTGCACGGCGATGATCGTTTTCCCGGCGCCAAGGTATTGCATCAGGAAATACAGATTGCACCCGTCGGTGAGTATCTCGTTGATCGTGTATGCCGAACCCGCAACTGCCGTGTACGAGCCCACGCCCATCGGGTAGCGCTGCTCGCCCGAGACGTACAGCTTGAACGTGTCCGGGTTTTCGATGCCGTCGGTGATGGCCTCGTGAACCTCCGTGAACATGCGCACGGCCTTGCTGGCCAGCCAGTCCTTTGCCTCACCGATCGTGTTCAGTAGCCAGTTGTGGATCGCGGCAGGGATGATCTCGCCGGGCGTGCCTGGGTTGCTCACTCCTGGAGGGCTCTCATCCTTGGGCTGCCATCCGATCTCTCGCTTCGCGCCGTCTGGCTTCGTGATCGTGTATGGAGTAGCCGCATAGCCCCAGTTGAGATCAGCGACATCAGCGGGCATGGGATTGTGCTCAGACATCGGAACCCTCTCCACCGACGATGGCCCCAAAGGTGCCCTCGTCGAAGCGCGCCTCGTCGAAGCGCGAGCTAGTGGCAGCATCTCCGGCGGTGAGCGACCAGGCCACCCCGCCGCCGACAGCCATGCCGATCAGTCGCAGGGCCTCGGCGAGGTAATCGCCGGCAAGCGCCTCGTCTGAGGTATAGCACAGACGGAACCTCGCTTTACCCTCCTGGATGTACTGGACGGTCACCCCAGTGAGCTGCGAGGCGATGTCAATGATCTCGTCTGCGCCCCCATGTGAAGCCTTCGCCGCGATGGCCACCTTGATGATTCGGCGGTACTCGGTATCCGACCGGCCGAGCCTGGCCACCACCACCCTGGCGCCGATCTGGTCGAGCACGTCACCTATCGCACTGTCCAGCAGACGCCCGATGAGCAGGGCGTACAGGTGATTCTCAGCAACCTGGATCTCGTCTCCGATGATCTCGATCAGCGCCCGGATGTGCGGCGAGCGCGAAAACTGCCCGTGCGCCCGCGCTAGGGCACGGACGGCATGATCAGTGATCTGGGTCACTGGGCTTGTCACGACACCACCACGATGTGCCCGGCGTTGATCGCACCGTACTCGTTCAGCGCGATGGTTAGCGGTGCCGTGTCGCCTGCGCCCGGGGCACTACCGACCTTCAGCGCCACGGAGATCGTCTTGATCCCGGGCACGGCGTTCAGGATGTATTTGGCGATCTGGGCGGGGTACACGTCCTGCCCAACGCGCGTTGTCTCGCCGTACGCTACCACCGCCGCGGCTACCAGGACATCGCCGTCGTCTGGGTAGTCGTCGTCGGTGAGCAGCGCGATCCTAGACCACACGTCAACCGGGCTGGCCCAGTCCCACTTGATGAGTTTCTGCTCTCCGTCGTCGGCGGTGATCCAGCCGTACTGAGTACCACGGAACGCTATCCCGGCCGTGGCACCGGCAGATCCCCATATCGTCTCAACGATGGTAAGAGGGTCAACCGTGTTCGGGTGGACCACGATCCAGTACGAGTGGGCAGGAGTCCCGTTGCCGTCCGTGGTGTCGCTCCGGTTGCTCGTCACCACCACGGCCTCGACCTCGTCCAGGTCGGACAGGCGGGACCAGAGCGCTTCCTCCGTCGTCGTGCCACTCACGATCTCTGAAGATCGCAGGCGTAGGTCGGCATCACTCTCCACGTAGCTGCCAGTCTCGGCCACGGCTGCGTTCGTCACGGTGTTCCACCCGCTGATCGCCGTGACGATCTCCGAGATGGCGCCTATGGCTGCGGTAGTCGGCCCGGACACGACTGCGGTCACGCCCACGTCCACCGTCCCACCGCCTCCGATGAGCACGGCCTCATCCGTCTCCCACTGCGCGCCTCCGTTCGGGATCCCGACAAGCGAGCCCGCGGGGATGGGCGTAGCCGCAACGCCACTACATGTCACCGTCGCAGTGGAGTAGCGCGCTGGGTTGCGCGTGGTGCCGCGCTGCCGCGCAATGCTGTCCTGCTGCACGCCCTCTGCCTGGCCAGGATCTCCGCTGGCGTAGATGTCGTCACCGAGCCTGTAGAGTGCCTCCAACTCCGGGGCGACTGCGCCGATCACCATGCCCACAAGAGTGTGTGCGCCGATCGACACATCCGGCCCGAGGTCCGAATGCTGAGCGATCCTCGTCTCCAGGTTCTCGACGATCTCCGGCAGCGTCAGCCCGCGGATCCCGTCCGTGCCGAAGTATGGTGCGACAATGGTCATGGAGTCACCTTGATCTGGAATGGCCCCGTAAGGCCCACGACGGTCTCTAGGTCGAGCACGATCGTCAGCATGCCCGTGCTGTCATCAAGCGAGATGACCAGCGAGCGGATCGACAGGATGCCCTCGATGCTCAGGATGTACGCCCTGAACCTGCTCTGTATCTGGTTCAGGTTTGGTTCCTTCACCAGGATCTCTTCGATCCACGGAAGCCCTCGCTTGGCGTCGTAAGGCCACTCTCCGAGGAGTAGCTTGATCGCGATGCCGACTCGCTGCCTCATCTCCGCGAGCGGGTCCATGACCTCAGCGAGCTTGCCTCCTTCGATCGGCACATCCCAAGTCACGAGGTCAAGGAGGAAGTCCATGCTTATTCCGCCTTCAACTTGGTTGCGGTCGCAGTGATCGCACCAGTGCTCGTTACCGTGGTGGCAAAATTATTGAGTGCAGTGAACAGCCCGGGCACTGCCACGTTGCACGCCTGCTCCACGAGGACCGCCCACGCTGCCAAGGCCACGCTCGGCGGCACAACGTCGCCGTGGAGGGCTGCTGCCTTGACCGCGCTTGCCCCGCCAATAGCCCACGCCCCAAACAGCACGGCCCACGTCGAGTCATGTGACAACGGATTGGGCGGCATCGCCATCGGCGCAGCGGACATGGGGACGGCAACAAGATCGGCCAGTGACAGGCGACGCATGGAATCGGGTGGGACGTTGGGCGTCCCGCTCGTGAGCCATTGCGAATGGTCCCACCCCAGCGGCACGAGCATCACGATGGCACCCGCAGGAAGCGGAATGTGCAGCCCGTGGGACACGGTGCCAGGCCAGCACACGGGGACGCTGTGGAGCTTCGGGGGAGTCACGATCACACCGTCCACCCACAGGGGCACCAGGGGCACCACAGACGCCCTGGCCGTGGCGGGGGTATAGGAGTCCACCCGGCCGAACAGCGGCCCGCCAACGCGCTGGAGCATCACCTCGATGGCCTGCTCTAGCAGCTCCGTCATGGATACGTTGGTGCCTTCGTCGCCCATCTCAACTCAGCCCCTTGATCTTCGAGCACTGGACTTTCGTGCCCCACTTCGTGCCGTCCCTTGACCCCTCGTGCTCGCGCGTGTTCACACGGAAGGTCCCGTTCGTGTCGCGTGACTTGATCACCACCGCCCATCCTGGACGGATCCGCGAATCTAGTCGCGTCTCGAAATCGCATCCGGCCTTGGTGCGCACCGGGCTGCCGACGAGCCCAGTCTGAGGCGTGATGAGTGGCACGTTGCCAGGCAGCGGCATGTCGTTGAGTCCGACGTAGACAGTCCGATCCTGGATCGTCCACCCGTACCCGCGCGGGAACAGCACCTCGGTGAGAGTATCGCGCCATCGGCCCACGCTGTAGAACCCGGCAGGGAAGATCCCCTCGGGGTACACGTTGCCCGGGGCGATGGCGTAGCCTTGCACCGTGGCGGCCTTGAGCATGTCCACCACCACCACGCTCACGGGCGTGTTCGGCGGCCAGCTCACAGCGACAGTCTGATCTCGGTACAGGTGCCGCCCGTCCACCGCCTTGATCGTAGTGGTACGCTCGGGCATGTCCCACTTCGTTGTCACGCCGCGCGGCTGGATCGACCCGCGGAAAATCAGGCCCGCGATCCCCTCGCCGGCGGCGAGTTGCAGGAGCATGTTCGGCTGTTCGAGGAACGCCACCATGGGCGGGCTGAGGCCGTAGATCGTGACCTCGCATTCGTTGGGCTTGGACGAGCTGTAGCCCTTTACCTTGAACTCCTGATCCTCGTCGCGGAACACGGTGCCGAATCCACCAGGCGGTCCCACCGTGGTTTCCACAAGCCGCTCTGGAATGGACGTGCTCATGGTACGCTCGCCGTCCAGTTGTGCTCGGCAACCACGGGCTCGCCGTCATCCACGAGAGTGCAGAGCTTCCACCTGTGGCCCATGCCATCGTAGGTGCACTGGTCGCGCGCCTCGTCGTCACCGAAGTCCATGAGCACGAGCACAACGCCAGTGGGACAGCGCCCGGTGTAGAACCATCCTAGCGGCCAGTTCGGCACCATGCGCAGCCCGAGGATCCGGCGCGTGCCGTCCACCTCCTTCTGCGGCTTGAAGGTCAGCGGGTCAAGCTGGGTAGCCGTCACGCGGCCCGAGAGCGTAGCCGTCTTGCCCTTCGCTGCGATGTAGTCGGCAGCCTCGCCGATGCCCTCGATCTTGCGCTTCGTCGCCTCGTAACTGAACGTCTCGCCCCAGTTCAGATCTGCATCGAACGTGAACGCAGGGGTGTACAGCGAGGTCACGTCTGCATAGATGTCGGTGGGCATGGCTACCTCTGCCCCGCCGGAGCACGCACGAGGTCACGGCTCGCGTTGACGATCACGCGGGTTAGCTCGGCGTTGATCCGCTCGGTGATGCTCTGGCTTGCAGCCACAGCGTCAGGCACCCCGTTGATCGTCACTTGCACCGCGCCCTGTCCGACCACGGCAGAGTTGAACGTGGTGCGCCCGCCAGCGCCCTGCGACACAGACGGGGGCGCACCGCTGGGCAGCGTCACTAGATCGCCCACGGTCTCGGTGCGGCCGGTCAGGCCCTCGAAGAGTTTGGTTCCGGTCTTCTTTGCCGTGCGCTGAGCCCAGTAGTATGCATCCTTGATCGCCTCGGTAACGGCCTTCCACGCCTTCTTGACCTGCTCTGCTGCCCATATGAACGGGGCCAGGAGAGCCTTGCCGATGGTGACTACCCCGCTCTTGATCGACTCCCACAGCTCATAGAACCACGTCACCACGGCATTCCACGCGGCCTTGATCCCGTCAATGATGCCGACGAAGAAATCACGGATAGCACGACCGGCAGCGTAGATCGCATCCCAGACGGAATCCCATGCGTCCTTGATCCACTGCCAGGCGGCAGAGAAGGCGCGGGCGATTGCCTTGGCCGCAACCGTCAACGCGCGCACCGTCCAGGTGATGCCCTTGATGATGTAGATCAGCGCGTACAATATCCCGACGATGAGACCTATGATCGCCTTCCCGATGTACGGCAGCAGCGGCTTGATCACGTTCCAGAGCTGCTTCAGAAGCGGGAGCGCAGCGGCCCACAGCTCCTTGAAGATCGGCAACAGTGCCGCCCACAGCTCCGCAGCGGCAGCGGCAATCTGATTCAGGATGTCGCGCAAGAAAACAGCCGACTCGCCGTTACCGAGCAAGCGCCCGATGATCGAATCCCGGCCCTGGGCGAAGGCGATCAGATCGTCAACGGCCAGCACCAGCGCGGCCACGAGCGCCGCGATGATCATGAACTTGGCAGCGGCAAACCATGCCATCATCCCCATCGCGCGCAGCTTGATGGCAGCCTTCGCCGCGTAGGCAGCGAGGCTCGTCAACCATCCGGCGACCTTGATCGCCACCATGCGCCCCGTGGCCACCACCACGGCAGAGATGGCCACTCGCAGGACAGTCATCACGCGCTCTGCGTTCTTGCCCTCGTGCCACCATTCGGCGACCTTCGCGCGCCACTTGATGAAAGCCGACACGGCGCGCGTGATGAGAGGCAGGATGTACGCGCCGATCTGGTTTCGCAGCCCGAGCATCACCGTCTTGGCGCGCTGCATCTCATCGTTGAACAGCTCGGCTGCGAGCACGTCCTTTTCGGAAAGCACGATGCCCAGGCGCTTCGCCTCGGCCATGAGCTTCTTGATCCCGGCGCTGCCCTCGTTGAGCGTGGTGATCAACTTGGTTCCGCTCTTGCCGAAGATGTCCATGGCAAGCGCGGTCTTCTTCGTCCCGTCTGGCATGGCCTGGAATCGGTCGGCCATGTCCATGAGGATCTCTTCGTTGCCCCTCAGCTTGCCAGACGAGTCGGCCCACGCAACGCCGATCTCGCGGAATGCATCCTGCGCCGACTTGCTCCCGCCCGCCGCGTCGTGCGCCAGCTTGGCCTGACGCATGAGCCCCTTGTTGAATACCTCGACGTCTGCGCCGCCAAGCGACGCAGCATAGGCCAGGCCCTGATAGGCTTCGACGTTCACACCCACAGCACGGCTGGACTTCAACGCGGCGTCCTGCTGCTCTGCGTATCCTGTGGTCAGCGCCTTGATCGCGCGCACCCCGATATACGCACCGATCGCAGTTTTCGCGTAGTTGAACGCCTTGCTCATGCCTGCGTTGATCCCGGTCACGGCAGTAGCGGTGCGCTCTAGGTTTTGCTCGGCGCGCTTCGTGCCATTGATGATGGCCTGGACCTTGGCGCCATCGAACTCGAACCCGTATTTCGTGAGGACTTCCTGAAGTGCCATCATGCACCTCCAGGTGGGGTGCGCAGGTACTTCAGGCGCAGGAAGTAGTATGCCTCAAGGATCTCGATACGAGACCATCGCTCGGCCAACTCGGACGGAATGCGCTGCATCTCAGTGGCCACGTACCAGAACTCCCATCCGTGCCAGTCATCGCCTAGCGCCTTCACTGTCTCGGCAGCGAGCCGCTGGCGATCTTCAAATCGCTGTTCGGCTGCGGTGTCGCGGTGCTCTGACTCGATGGCCGCAAGAGTCCGCCCGTCGCTGCGCTCAATAGCTTCTTCCAGCTCAGCGATTCGCCGCGGCCACGCCGAGTAAAATTTACGGTCAGCACACCGAGCATGGCAAGCCAGTACTCGCTCATGTTGCCGTCTGCGAACGCGCCATCCTGGTTCGCTGCATCGGCGAGCGGCATCCTGAGATCCACTGTCCCGCCAGTCGAGTCTTTGGCCGATGAGTGCCGCGTGGTGCGTCGAAAGATCCGCGTCACCAGCTCAGGCCCACCGCGTTCCTCGATCAGCCTGGGCACAGCAGGAAGCGTCTTGAGAAGGCCCTGAGTGTCCACGCCACCAAGACGCTCCATCACCGTCTCGGCCGTCATGGCCCCGCCGCCGATGGCCTGAGCGAACACGCGCCCGAGCTGTCCCACCACTTCGAGGATGGGCTGAGCGATCATGAGTTGTAGGGCTGCCTGCTCGGCTACGCCGAAGAGCTCCACGTCGTAGAGATGCTCCACGGCGTCGGCATCGCTCAGGGTGAAATGCACGACCTTCATGGCTCACCTCAGCTCGGGATGTACGTTCCGCCCTCGATCTTCTCCACCACGAGGAAGAACGGGATCTCCGCGTGCTGCATACCGTCGCCCCACTTGAGCGGGATGCGCTTCTTGAACAGGAGCTTGCCCACTACCTGCTCGTCCAGGCTCTTGAGGTTCCGGCACAGGAACGGGTAGGTCAGCCCGCCCGCCGCAAGGCTCGCCTCGTGGAGCTGACGCAGCGTGGCGATCAGCGGGTTGCCCTGCCCAAGCCTGAGCTGCCCGTCGGCAGTGTGGTTGTGCTTTCGAACGAAGGTCACGAGCCCATCGCTCGAGTCCTCCTTGTCGAAGTCGTCGTTGGGAAACTCGATCGTGAGCCCATCGCCGGGCGCGAATCCGCTCATGGGAATCGACGCGACGATGATCGAGCACTGCTCAAGATCGAAGGTGACTGTGGTCTTGCCGGTCATGATTCGCTTCTCCTCGCCTTACGGCATCTGCACGTAGGCAGTGACGGTCACTCGGACAGCGGCCCCGGAGGAGATGCCCGAGCAGGTCACAGGCACCTTGAACACCGCTCGCAGCGCGGCGGGGATGTCGGCCACCTTCGGGATCGTGGCGACGGTAGAACCAGCCCGGAAGTGCCGAGTCCTCTCACCCCAGGTATTCGTGGCCTGGCAGGCGTTGGGTAGCACCTGAAGGTATTTGTCGTCGTAGTCGATCTTGTCGTTGCGAGCGGACACGTCCAGGAACACTTGCTGGAGACCCTCGCGGAGCCGCGCAGCGTACCACTCCATCGTGGTGCACAGGTAGATCGGCTCGCCGCTGGACAGGATGCCCATGCCCGAGCAGGTGCGCCCGCCGAGGGTCGTGAGGTAGTTCGCGTTCTGGTCTTCGAGGTTGCTCTCCTCGGTGGTCGTCAGGACGGGATCCTTGACCGCCACTCCGGTGAGCGGGCAGTAGGCCCAGCCCGTGGTCTTGATGTCTGGGTCGGCCTCGAAGCGGTAGGCCATGGTGGCCACGGCGATCAGCTCGTCGTTGTCGTGGTGCCAGTAGTAGGCTACGTGCGAGTAGCTCCGCGCGTCCAGGTACGCGGCGATGTTGCCGGCGGTCTTGGTGAGCACATCGGCGTCAGACGACTGGCCGAGGAACAGCTTGCCGTAAGCCTGAGCGAAGCGCGCACACTCCTTGATGTTGATCTTGTCGGTGGCCGCGGTGCCGGTGATCCCGAGCGTCAGTCCGAACCAGTTTGGATCCTCGGCGTGCATCGCCACGAGGTCATCATAGATCCCCTCGTTCGCGGCGGTCACGGTCGGGGTGATCGTGCCAGTGGACACGCCCACGAGGGTGTAGTCCTCGGAGTAGGAGAATCCCTGCCCGGCGTTGTCGGACGTGAGGATGATGTGCGCCGTTGCGCCGCTCACCGTCACATCCTCATCAGCCAGCGCGATGATCGCGGCGGCCCTGAGCCCGGCAGCGATGCTGTCAGCGGTAGGGGTGACGCCGGCGGTGTAGGTGCAGAGCACGCCGTTGACGGTGATCTCCGCAACGTCGCCTTCCACGGGCGTCCCTGCGATCAGCCAGTCGATGATTTGCGCCACCGCAGCCGTGGCAATCTTGCCGAGCTTGATCGAGGGTGCATGGAGGTCCTGCCCGAAGTGCGTCTCGACTGCGGCATAGGCGTCGGTGCCCACGTAGCCATCGGCGGCAGCCTCTTCCGGGCTCATGTACTCGCGGACCATCTCGGGGAAGGTCACGTCGTCTGTGGCGTGCAGTGGCACGGTGAATGCCGCCGAGTCAACCGTGCCCGCACCGGAGGCAACGGACACCAGCATGTTTTTGTCCCAACTCATGACAGGACCTCCATCTCCACCGTGGAGGTCAACTCCGCGGCGTCAACCGAATCAGTCAACGTTGTGACGGTTGAGTCCGTCCACCGAATCTCAATGGTCAGCGATGCGTCGGGCTCGCGCGATGCGGAGCGCAACACAGGCTCATCCGACATGGAGCCGATGGCGCCCATGGCCACGTCGCCCCACGTTTCCAGCAGATCGCGTGTCTCCTGCGCACCCTTCACGAGAGTGAGCGACCGGGCGTAGTCTGCGGCACCAGGCCCGAAGAACTCCACCGCGAGCAGGCCAGCGCGCACCGTGGATCGGTACTTCTTTCCGTGCGCACCTTCGTTCGTCGTGCGCTCGAACGTCGTACCGTATGCAGACTTGTCCTCCTGGATATCGATCGCAGCGTAGGACAGCACCGTTGGATCCGCGTTGGGCCGCGGGGCCGCCGGCTCTGGATCGTCGGCGTAGATCACCTTCAAGCTGGTGACCTGCTCGATCCACTGCCGAAAGATGCTCAGCGGATCAGCCATGGGTCACCTCTAGGAGCACGTAGGCACGGTAGCCAAGCGGCATCCCTGACCAGTCCTCTGCGAGCGTCACCAGGTGAGAGCGCCCGGCATAGGCCACGTAGTCAGCGGCATAGTCCGCGTGCTCCACCATGTAGAGCTCGGGCTGACCGTCTGGGACGCAGATCATGAAGCGCGCCGAGGAACGCGCGCCCTCAGGGAGCATCTCCAGAGTCTCGGGCCCCACTGGCTGCGGGCGCGAAGCGATGATGCTGAACGAGGTCGAACCCGCAACGTTCGGTACCCACTCGCCAGCAGTCCACGCACCCGGGCGCCTGGTCACCGTGAGCGTGATGGGGTCGAGTACCTGGCCCATTACCTGCGCCCTCGCCGCGCGGCCGCGCCGTCGGATGCGGCGTAGATCTTCACCAGGCTTCCGACCATGAAGCCCTCGATGTCGGCCACCACACACGTGCTCTTCGGCGTGGGGCTGCCGTCGATGGCCGAGGTCAGCAGCGAGTGAACCGCGCCGTACTTGCTCGCCTGCGTCTCCTTCGGGACGTAGTAGGTGGGCAGGCCGCTCACGCTCACGCTCGGGATGCGGGAGCGGATGGTGGCGGGCAGGCTCGGATCGACCACGAACCCAGGGCGGTAGATCCTGTTGTCGATCCCGTTGACCACGTTGGACACGATCACCGGGTCGGCAGCCTTCATCGCGGTCATGCTCGGCATCTTGAGCGACGGGGTGAACCCGTCCAGACGCCGGCGGTTGCCGACCGCGTCGAACAGCCCCTTGTATCCATCGGACTCGTACACGGTCTTGGCCACCGCGCGGATGCCCTCAGGCTGCGCAGCCTTCGAGGAGGTGAGTGCAGCCGTGGTCTGAAGCTCGTCCACCCGCGCCTCGAGCGCGCCGATGAGAGCGGAGTAGTTGCCCTTGGCATCGCCAAGGCGACCCTGGATCGCGGCGATGTCACCCGCCAGGCGCTGCACGTCGATGGCGGTCGGAGCGCCCTTGATCGCGGACTGGACCTCTTCGAGCTTGGCCTTCAGGCCGTCCATCTCGTGGGCGACCTTGCCGCTGTCGCCAGCGTCGCCCGCGCCCTTGTTGGCCAGCTCGTCCACGTTGGGCGGACCCTTGTGCCCGACCTTCACCGCCGTGCTATCACTCTTCACCTGCATTGCCGTTCTCCTCTGAGGCGTCAACGACTGCCTCGATATATGCCTTCTCGTTCGCGCCCCAGTTCACGGCGCTGATCTCCAGGAGGTCTAGTCTTGAGAGATGCCAGATCTCGCCCTTCTGATACTGGTCCACGATCCCGTAAGCAAAGCTCGCCGGCATTACACCGCGCTTGCCCACGATCTCCTGAACATCTAACCCCTCGGGCGTATCCAGGATCATGCCTTCGTAGTAAAGGCCCTTCTTGTCCTGCCTGATCGATGTGGTATGGCCAACTGGCTTGGCCAGCGGATTGAACCGCGGGCCATGGCCCCAGTACAACCCAACTGCTTCCTCGGCGTGCTTCGCGATCCAGTCCGAGAACGCGCCGCGATCCACGACCTCGCCCGTGGAATCCACGTTCCCGAACACGCTGGCGTAGCCGCGGACCTTCAGCATGCGAGTATCCTAGCACAGCCGATTTTGGATTTTACCCCTCCACGTTTTCGTCATCGTCCACCACCTCGTCTTCGAGGTCGAACTGTATCCGCTGCGAGATCGAGTAGTCCATGTGGATCGCGAGTTGCGCTGCCACCAGCGGCGACACCCCGTCCCACCATGAATCAGGGTTGCCGTGCATCACGTTCACGAGATCGCGCGCCTGCGCCGTGTCTCCGCTCTGCCCGATCTTGTAGCGCGTCGGTACACCGCGCTCGTCCGTGATGCCCTCCACCCTTTGCAGGATGAGTTGCAGCGCCAGAATCTTCCCGCTCCCAGCGAGCGAGCCCGACACCACCTTGCGCAGAAACTGGTTGCCGCATAGCTCCTGCCGCAGTTGGCCAGCAGTCACCATCTGTTGCCAATTCCACGGCGGCACCGACTCGCCCTGCCCATACGGGCGAGCGATGACGGCGTTCAACTCGTGTGACAGATCGTGCTCCCACTCGCGCGTCTTGGGGTTCAGAGTCTCCACTACTGCCGGTAGCGAACCCATGTCCTGCGAGATACGAGACGCACAGATGTACGTCCAGATCGTCTGGACGTATGCCTTCTGCAAATCCGTGTCGTTGAACGCGACTGACTTCATGAAGCCGTCGCCCTCGGGCGCCACTACCATCATGTAGCTCTTGCCGCCCGTGGCCGCGCCACCGCCGAACGTCCTACCGAGCCAGTCCTTGAATCCCATGTGCCTACTCCAGTGCCTTGACGGTCTCGCGCACCGAGACCGGGCCGTTCTCTCGAAGCCACAGAAGGGCCTGCGACGTGGCGTCCACTTGATCGTCATGCGCCGAGCCTGGGAACGTCACCAACTCGGGCACGTAGTGATCGCGCACCCACGAGTAGTCGCAGTCCACCGACGAGCACGCGAACGGATCCGGCAGCCACACGTTGCCGTCGCGCCACAGGAGCACCGTCGCGGCAAGCCGCTGTTCCTTGCTCTTGTCCTGCGGGTCGTAGGTTTCGATCCCGCTCATCTCCATCCGCAACGTATCGGCTACGTCCTTGCCCGCAGCCTTCTCCTCAATGACGATCGCCCGGAGATCTGGATACCGCAGCGCCATCTCGCGCACTGCGTCCAGCATCTCATGAGGCGCGAGCTTCATCCTGATCTGATCGAGCAGATAACGGTTGAGCCCGCTCACACCCCACACCTGCCCGACAACCCAATCGGCATCGGTGGTCTGCGAGCCCTTCGTGAGGTCCCACGACCCGATGATGAAATCCATCTGCGGGATAGTCTCTGGCGTCCAGAAGAGCAACCATCCCTTGTGGACGATCGCACCGCGCGCAGCGGCAGGACGCTGGAGGTACTGCCCCGCGTAACCGCGTGGGCCAAGACTGCGCTCCGCGCCTTCGAGGAAGTCCTTCGGCATGCGCACCGGATCAAGTAGCTCGCCCTGCTCGGTGCGCTGATCGTACTGGCCGAGTGAGGTGTAGCGGTGCTCGCCGTCAAACTCGGCCGGGAGGCACACGTGCTCCCATCCGCCGTCGTCCAGCATCACGCCGGTGAAGTCCAACTCATGAAGCCGCTGCATCACGCCGACGATCACGCCCGTCTGTGGATCGTTGTGCCGAGTCATGAACTTCTGCCGCAGATTGATGATGTGCGTCACCAGCGCGGCCTTGTCGTTGTACGCGGACTCGGCGTCAAGTGGATCGTCTACGCCGATCACATCTGCATCAAGCCCCTGTGACTTCGTGCCGATCGGCATGCTAATACGGTGCCCGCCCGCGGTGTTCCGGTAGTAGCCCTTCGCGTCCTGCTTCCGCGTGCCGCTCTGCACGTCGAAGCCCCACTCGGGCTTGAACCATCCGCGATACCACTCCGAGCCGCACAGGTCGCGCATCGCGTCCGCGTCACGGTACACGACCTTCTCGTCTGCGGATGTGAACATGAACTGCTTGTTCGGCTCCCGCGTCCACCACCACGAGGGCCACGCCACCGAGACGAGGAAGCTCTTGAGCGAGCGCGGCGGGACGTTGATCAAGAGGCGCCGCATCTGTCCCATTGTGCACGCCTCGAGGTGCTCGCAGATGCAATCATGAAACCATGACCATACGAGGCGCTGACCAGGGTAGCGCACTGCATAGGCGGCCTTGGCGAACGGCGCCAGGCGACGCTTAGCGAGCGCAGCGTCCAACCGATCGCAGAGCTGCGCAGGAGTCATCCCGGCAAGCACGAGATCAGCGAGGCCGAGAACGCCCGACTGCGACGCGTTCACTTCTCACCGCCCATCTCTCCGATGAGTGCGCGGAGCTGCCGTATCTGATCCGTGGTCGCACAGTCCGCGATCGCGTCGGCCTGATCTTCGAGCGTCGGCTGCTTCTGCACTTCGAGCTCTAGGCGCTTGACAGGCGCCACGCCGATCGTCGCTAGTATCCACTGCGCAGCCTGAAGACGCGTGGACGCGGCCACGACGGGACGGGTGATGGGGTTGTCGTTGGAATCCTTCAGCGGGTTGCCGTGTCGATCGAACACCGGCAATGTGCTCGTGTCGCGCAGGATGGTCAGCGCAGTCGCCACCGCCTCGCTCGCCGCGGCAGCGAGATCCACCCTCGCGCGATCCCGGTGCACTGCCGACGCGCCAAGGCTGTCGCGGATCGACTGCCGATCGTGCTCGATTGCGAGGCCGGGCCACCCGTACTTGACGCTCCACCTGCTCAGGAGGCTGGTGCTCGCTGGCCGATACCCCAGCGACTCGGCGAGCCGCGGCAGGGTGCGTTCCGGGCCGAGCTGGAGATACACCTCCAGGGCGCGGGCTGCAGCCGGTGTCTCGCGCGATGCCATGACAGCAGGGTAGCACAGAGGGGATAGCACTTTACCGGGGCACGATCGGGGCACGGCTCGGGCACCCGAGGAGATCTCTCGGGCCTAAGTCCTACGGCCCACTACCCCGCGGAATCATTGACGTATTCAGCCCGTATCGTAACCACGCGCAACTATTCAATTCATAGTTACGGACAGGACGTGTCATGATCTCGGTATGGCCGTGTCGCCAAGCTGCGAAAGTGCAACGGTTACGGCTATTTGGTAGAATTGCCCCTATTTTTGGAGGCAGCAAGAGCTGAGGGCGCAACCTTCGAGCTGGCACGGGATTTGATTTAGACACCCCCCCCCTACATGTAGGCAATGTAGGCAAAGGTGTAACCGCTTGGTCACATGTAGGCAATGGTGCGCTTCATGCTTCCCCGGCTCCCACCACAGCGAGTGCCTCCCTCATGTGGGCCAGCGCCTCCTGCTCGATGCGCCACACCTCCACGTGTGACACCCCGAGGATCCGAGCCACGATGTGCAGGGAGTGCTCTCCGCGATCGGCGATGTCCAGCGCGCACGACTCACGGCCTCGCAGGTAGTACCGACACCGGCGACGTCGGCATGGCCTAGGGCCGGCCTCACAGTCGCCTCGGGTCACTCGGAGTCCTGAGGCAGCAGGGCCAG